CCCTCTATGTATAATTGTATTTTCTGCATTTATCGAATGTCGTTTATTACATTAAATGAATTATCAAAGTCAAATGTGTACTCTACTAACTTATCGTTTAAAGATGTCTTATATGTAATGTTAGATGTCTTAACATTGATTGGTAGTACTTGTTCTCCCTTATCAGTTATGTTAGTAACCCATACCTTTTCAGATAGCATCATTTGTTTAAACACCTCGTTGTATTCTTCACTTAAAAAACCACTACTTAATGTGATTGATTCTTTTCCTACTACATTAAAATCTCTGTAAACGTGATTGCTTCTGCTATAAGTAGATGTGTTTAGTATATTTGATTTATAAGATTCTTTCTTAACATTCATCTTTTCAACTGACTTCTTAAAGAAATACATATCTTGTAAAACACCAAACTTATTAATAAAGGTTACCTTTTTAGGTTCATACTTACATTCTTGTAATGTTTCTACATTTATAACATCTGTTTTTATTCCATAAGATTGTCGAACAGATGGTTGATAAATATCAACATAACCACTTGAACCACCAGTTTTACTTATAACCATTCTTGCTGGATTTCCGTCAGCTTCTTTAGTCCCAGAAATTTGATAGTAAGTCCAATCACTTGTTAAAGTTACTTCTCTTTCAAAATAATCTGTTGAATCTCCACCTAACTCTTGTAATTTAATCACAATAATACCTTGCCCTCTAACCCAACAAGAAACAGTAAATTCATCTCCTTGTGTTATATTTGAAATTGCAGTAGAACCTACAAAACCAACACCACTCATTACATAAGAACTTAATGCAACTGGTGCTGGTATAATAGTTACACCACTTGCAACCCAATAATCAGTATTGGTTAAATCTGTGTTTAAAATCAACTCACTTCCGTTATCATTATAAGAAAGACGAATCTCATCAACACCACCTATTGAATAGTTGTTAAAGTATGCTTGTAAACAAACGTTTGGCTCATAGCTTGTAGCACCATTCTGTAAAACTCTTTCTTTGAATGTGTCCCAATTCTCATTGTCCCCATAAATAGAAACGTACTTTATTTGATTAGAACTTTCTTCATCCTTATAAAAAGTTTGATTAGCTATAATTTCATTGTCTTTAATAAATACAACAGTTGGATTTAACTCTGTGTAAATAGGAACTCTAAATGTATTGTCATCTAAAACAAATAATTTGTTATTAGAAATCATTGGAGATTGTTCTTTGACATTTTCTTCCTCAAAGTAACTATAACCATCTAAAGCAATCTTTGTAAATTCTCTACTTGATATTAATTCTTCAGAAGAATTATAAACTTTCATCCAATGCTTAACCCATACACCTTGACCACTATAATTTCCGTTAAATGTAGAATCTAAATAATCTCTTATCAATTCAGATGTTTCAAATGTTACAGTTGGATTACCAGATGTAGGAATTGTTGCTGACTTTCTTAAAGTATAACTTGCTACACCAGCCACATTATCTAATTCAGAACCAGTCCAAATAAATATCTCTAAAGTACTATAAGACATTCCAGCATAATCAATGCTTTCAAAGTTTGGACTTCTTGTGTTTATTATTGCCATTATTTATTATTTACTGTTGTTTTTATTAATTGCTCTACATCTAATCTATATGCATCTACTAATTCTTTTGGTAGATTCTTAAATGCTTTCTCAAATGGTTTGGTAAAAAACATACTTGCTTTAATACCTTTTTCAAATACACTTCTTGCAATCATAAACTGCAATGATTTCCTACTTATAAATTGACCTTTACTATCTCTTATTCCTTTTAAACCTTTTCGTACAATCCATTTATCAAACGCTTTTGGTGGTGGCATACCTTTTAAACCTCTCTTACCACCTTTTGATTTATAGCTAAAAGGAGAATCTTTATTTTCTAAATAATTAGATTTAGTACCTTTTACCCCTTTGTCTTGAAACACTCCGTATTCTTCCATTAAGAAGCTTAATTCAAAACTATTTTTAGAAACATTTATATCATAATCTAAACTGTTATAAAGTTCCTTAGAACTATTCTTTTTGCCTCTTGTTAAATTAGCTCTTGATTGACTAACAACATATTTAGCAAATCTATTTAGTTCCTCTCTTACATTGTTTAACATATCTCAATGTCATTTGGAATCAATACATCAAAAGTTAATGCCCATCCAGCAACCTCATTCTCAAACCTATCATAAAAAGGTTCAAAGTTTGGTGTACCATCTAATTGATATAAGTCTTGGTGTAAATTACCACCTCTTAAAACTTGTACTAATTTATTAAGTACTGCTAATTGAGTATTCAATACATCTTGCTCATTGTTATTCCCAACAAATATATCAACTACTTCTTCTTTAGATATATCAACAATATCCATCGAAAGAATAGATAAACTAAAACGTAATACACTATCTTCATTACCTACATTATTAACAACAAGATGAGATAAGGGAAACATTGTCTGCTTACCTAAATCAATTCTTGTAATATCTCCAGTTGTAACTGTGTTTACATTAACATCAGAAAGCAATGCTTCTTTTATTATTTCCGTTACTTGATAAAATCCTTTCATCTAAAATTTACTTTTTATTTGTTGTGCTTCAATCTCTGCTTTCTCTTTTGTAAATGATAACATCGTAAAGCATTGATGTATATTTAATTTAGTGATATCTTCAAATTTTGTAATATCTCCGTTAGAGAGTCCATAAATTGATTGATACCACCCCCATTTTCTATTGAAGTTAGCTGTTCTTGATAAATCTCCATCTCCGCTTGATTGTTGGAATAAAGTATCGTATGATTCGCTAACTCTATTCCTAAATTGTAGAAAAAAAAAAGTGAACCAATTGCAGCACCCAAAGGCATATCTTTCATTGCCTCTGGATTCTTTACATTATAATCCTCAATATTATACTTTCCTAACTTACTTGTTTTTATTGGTCTATAAAGAACGTTCATTGCAACGTGCATATTATCCCATTGACTTGCGTTATTATCCAAATCAATATACTCTCCTAAACTCATCTCATCTAAATCTGGTATAAAGCCAAATTCAGTTTCCCCTATCTTGAACCTTTCAACGTGAGTTGGTTTTGATTCTAATAGACTTACTAAAATATCTACTATTGCTCTAACGCTACTCATCTTTATTTTGTAACTATCTGACAAAGGTATTCCACAGAATATCTCTATCATTTTAGCATCTAAAAAATTACCATCTGGATTGTTTTCAGCTATCTTTAAATACTTCTGATACTGCCCTAAAGTAATCTCATTTAATGATGTAGGTACGTTTATTTCGATCTTCATATATATATAATACTATTTAGTTAATGTTTTATGAAAAAGCCCTTACATTTTTCGTATGCAAGTGATAATAAATAAAATTGATGATGGTTCTTTGGTTTAGCAATCCTTACTTCTTTACCTTTTAAATGGTGTATATAACATTCAACAGTTGCAATCATCTCCTCATTTCTCATTACCTTATATTATAAGTTCCTTTATTTGGAGTTTGTAATTGTGATGTAATGGCATAACGGCAAGCATCAATACAGTGATCAAAATTTTGAATTGGTTTGTTTATGGTATTACCTTCTCTATCTTTCATCCAAGTATAAGACTGCAACTCTTTGATGAGGTTCTTGCTTCTGCTTGTAACAAATATTTTATTCTGGTTTATTAAGTTGATACCATACACAATTGAATCTTTACCTTTTGTACAAGGCAATACTTTATGTCCGTATGTTCTTAACTCTGCAATTGATTTTGGTTCTGCTGAATCAGCATACACAATACCATTTATAGAATGTGTTTTAAATAAGTCTGATATATCACTATTAAGTAATTTCTTTTGATATATAACCTCATCAAATATATAAGCATCATTATATTTATACAAAGCTATTAATGTACTTGGATCATTACTGTACCCAAAGTCCATTCCGTAACACAATAATCTTGCTTCTGCTGGTAGCTTAATCTCTTGCCATTCTTTTATACATACACCTTCTAAAGAACCAATTTGACCAAGTCCGTAAACCTTCCACCAGTTGCTCCAGTATTCTGATTCCTTTGCTTTATCTCTTGCTGATTCAATATCCTTTACAATCGTTTCTGGTAATGCCTCGTTGTCTAAATAAGTAAGTGTGATAAAATCTGCATCATCATTTCCAACAACCTCTTTATGTGCCCAGAAATTTGCAGTAGGGTTAAAGTCAATCCATATATCTCCAGAGGTTCTAATTGATAGTTGTGTATATGCTTCAAAAGGTACATTGTTTGCTTCATTCACATACAATACATTTCTTCTTGCTCCTCTTAATTTATCTGGTTGCTCAACTGAAAAGAACTCTATATAAGAGCCATTTGTAAAAGTGTATTTTAATGATGATCTATTCCATTGGTTATCTCTGAACCTATTTGTTTCAATCATTATTTTAAGAAAGTCTTTCATTGCACCCCTTCTTAAATGTGGTATTGATTCAGATACTACACTTGTTTCTAAATGTGGTGTTCTAATACATCTATCAATAAGTATAGGAAGAATACCAAATGTTTTACCAGCTGATGTTCCTCCTTGAATTACCTTTTTACGCTTTTTAAGAGCATATAATTTTCTTATTGCAGTTGTTGTTTGAAACACTAATCTAAATTAAATAGAGGTTGTTCTGATGTTATTGAGATGTCTTTTGTTTCTTTTGGTTTACCAGCATAATAGTTATAAAACATTTGCACGTACTTAAAGTCCCCTTCTTCAACTCCTTTTTCAAGTGCTTTAAATGCCTTTGGTTCTAATGGAGATAATCTCTCAATCATTTTAACCTCCTCTGATTTACTTTTTCTACCAGCATTTTTATTACCTCCGTTATTTCTTCTTTTATCTTCTTTCATTGTATATAAATTTTGATGAATATGTTATTAAGTCAAGTATATCTTCTTGTTTAAAAGTAAACCAATCTCCCTTTGTACATAAGTGATTATATCTATGTACTAATAGTTTTTCTAACTCATTAGGATTACTTATTTTTGTCAAGTAAATAATCTCTGCATTATAACCACTATGGCTACTATATTGTTTAAATCTATTTGATATATTTGATGTAATACCTATTTTATAATCTTTACCAACCTTTATCAAATAAAGAAAGTCTTTTATGTTTTCTTTTTTAATCTGCTCTTTAATAGCTTTATTTTTAATCATTTCATTGCTTAATATTTCTTTAATAAACTTCTCGCAACTTAAATCAATAGCTTTCATTAATGCACTACCTCTTGGTCTACCACCTTTATTTCCCTTTGTTCCTTTGTTGTATTTTCTTCTATCTTCCATAATCAAATAAAATCATTAATGATCTAATTATATAATAATAAAAACAAGTAATTTTATATCAGCTTATCATTTAATTCTTCAATCCATCTTCTTAACATTCTTTTATTACAAGTGCAAGGTTCTGAATACTTATGGTTAAAATACTTTGAATGTAGATTACACATAATCTTAAAATCTTTATTACTCATTGTTGAAGTCATTCTTTCTTTAACTCCGTTCCAGATAATTTTATCTTCTAACATAATCTTTATAGTTCTTTGTATTTGTCTGCTAACATTATATAATGGCAATCTGTTTTAGTTAATTTTAATT